TGGCAAAACTTTCTTCAGCCTCGCTGTCGTTAAAAATTTCCTTGACAGTAATCCTGATGGTTATTGTCTCTATTTTGACACTGAAGCAGCAGTTAATAAGTCTCTGCTTGAGAGCAGGGGATTACCTCTTGACCGTGTGGTAGTGGTGAATGTTGTCACTGTTGAAGAGTTCCGTAGTAAGGCACTCAAGGCAGTCGATATTTACTTAAAAAAACCTGAAGATGAGCGCAAACCTTGCATGTTTGTATTAGACTCTCTTGGTATGCTTTCCACAGAGAAGGAGATCACCGACGCACTCAACGAAAAGCAAGTTCGTGACATGACTAAATCACAACTTATTAAAGGTGCGTTCCGGATGTTGACACTTAAACTGGGACAGGCTAACATTCCTATGATTGTTACCAACCACACCTACGATGTCATTGGCGCTTACGTTCCTACTAAAGAGATGGGCGGTGGTTCTGGTCTTAAGTATGCTGCCAGTACCATCATTTATCTCAGCAAGAAAAAAGAAAAAGACGGAACAGAAATTGTCGGAAACCTTATCAAGGCAAAGACTGCTAAGTCGCGTTTAAGCAAGGAGAACAAGGATGTTACGGTGCGTCTTTATTATGATGAGCGTGGTCTTGATCGATATTATGGTCTTCTTGAACTTGGTGAGATTGGCGGACTTTGGAAAAACGTTGCTGGTCGATATGAAATAGATGGGAAGAAGGTTTATGCGAAAGCAATTCTGAAAGACCCTGAAACATACTTCACCCCAGAGGTGATGGAAAAACTAGACGAGATCGCAAAGCAAAACTATTCTTATGGAACGAATTGAGACCACTATTCTTAGAAACCTTGTTTTCGATGAAGAGTATTCTCGTAAAGTAATTCCATTTATTGAACCAGATTATTTTGAACAAAGAACTGAGAAAGTTATCTTTGAGGAGATTTCTCAGTTCATTGTAAATTATGGTGGTGCAATTACTACAGAAGCACTTCAAATCGAACTAGAGAACAGGACTGATCTTACAGAGACTGAGATCAAGGAGTCAAGGGACATCACTGGTATGTTCAATGACTCTCCTGCAGATCGACAATGGTTATTGGACACAACTGAAAAGTGGTGTCGTGATCGTGCTATTTACATTGCACTGATGGAGTCTATCAGTATTGCTGACGGACAGGATGATAAAAAGAATCGTGATGCTATCCCATCCATTCTTTCAGAAGCACTAGCAGTGTCTTTTGATAATCACATTGGTCATGATTACCTTCAAGACTATGAAGAAAGATACGAGTCATATCACAGAAAGGAGGATCGCATCCCCTTTGATTTGGAATTCTTCGATAAAATTACTAAGGGTGGGATCCCCAATAAAACGCTTAACATTGCGCTTGCTGGCACTGGTGTGGGTAAGTCTTTGTTTATGTGTCATTTTGCCTCTTCTGTTTTACTCCAGGGTAAGAACGTTCTGTATATTACGATGGAGATGGCTGAGGAAAAGATTGCGGAAAGGATTGATGCGAATCTTTTGAATGTTCCTATTCAGGACATCACGGATCTTCCTAAGAAGATATTTGAGAATAAGGTGACAAATCTTGCACAGAAAACTCAAGGCACTCTTATAATTAAAGAGTATCCAACTGCCTCTGCACATAGTGGACACTTTAAGGCACTTCTTAATGAACTTGCACTTAAGAAGTCATTTAGACCTGACATTATTTTCATTGATTACCTTAATATATGTGCTTCCTCTCGGTATCGCCAGGGTGGCACTGTCAATTCATATTCATATATTAAGGCAATTGCAGAGGAACTTAGAGGGTTGGCTGTTGAAGCAAACCTCCCTATCGTATCTGCCACGCAGACCACTCGTTCTGGTTATGGTAGCAGTGATATTGAGCTTACTGACACTAGTGAGTCCTTTGGTCTCCCTGCTACTGCTGATCTTATGTTTGCCCTTATTTCTACTGAGGAACTTGAACTACTTGGACAAATAATGGTCAAGCAGTTGAAGAATCGTTATAATGATCTCAGTATCTTCAAACGCTTTGTAGTAGGTATTGATCGTGCCAAGATGCGACTCTATGATTGTGAGCAATCTGCACAAGATGACATTCTTGACAGTGGTCAGGAAGAGGAGTATAATTACGAGGAGAAACCAAAGAAGTCCTTTGAAGGATTCAAATTTTCATGAACGGTTATTATTCTGTATTTGATCCCGATGGCAAAAAGATTGCTGACTGTGGTATCGAAAGAGATGCAGTCAATCTTATGCATTCCAGGAACAAATACTGGGATGGACATTACTTCACATTTAATCCTTTGCCTGGTGACATTATTGATGTTTCTGATGGCAAGCAACTTCCCACTCGTGACATCGTTGTCAATATGGACGGCGGTGTTGGTGGTAGTTGGCAAGAAGTCGAATACATTGAAGTCAACGGACAAAAACTACAACTACAACAATCTGAATTACCTGAACTAGACCTATGAGTAAAAAAATTGATTTTAAGCGATATGAAAAGTTTGTAGATGCAGTTACATCTGAAGCATCTACTGATTTTCTGGCACTCTCTGATCGTCTTGTAGAACTGGATGCAAAGGGTGCAAACATTGAGCGTCTGCTGACTGCTGGTGTTGGTATCAATGCTGAGGGTGGAGAGTTTCTTGAGATTATCAAGAAGATGATTTTCCAGGGCAAACCTTTCAATGAGGCAAACCGTGAGCACATGATTATTGAACTCGGTGATCTGATGTGGTATGCTGCTCAGGCATGTATGGCACTCGAAGTCTCCTTTGAAGAAGTCATCGAACGCAATGTCAAGAAACTTGAGAAGCGTTATCCCGATGGAACTTTTGACATTTACTTCTCTGAAAATCGTGCGGAGGGTGACTTGTGAAAGATTTCAAAATCCCCTTTGCTATCGTATCTTTCCTGTTGGTTCAGGGTGCGGGTGCTGTCTGGTGGTCCTCACAAATAGATGGGCGAGTCAAAACTCTAGAGGATCAAAGTCTAAACATTGCCAAAGAAAATCGTAGATACATTGAACAAGTAGTTCAACCATCTTACGGAATTGGTAAGAATTGGAAGAATCAATACCACGATGAGTGGGTTTTAAAAGGCGGATGGAAATGAAAAACCTAATTCATAAGTATGTAAAACTGGCAGCAAAGATTCCTGAACGGCACTATTGGCCAATCTTTATCTTTCTGTCACTTTACTTTGTTGTCCCTTATAGTGAGTTTGTAATCACTGCCCTTGCACTCGGATATTTTAAGTTCGAACAGACTTATCGTAAATTCTTTGCTAAAGTTGTATCACCACTACCTGATGTAATCAAGTATGGTGGTTCTGTTATCTTCTTTCTGGTGATGCTAGACGACACCATTTTTTATGCAGCAATTATTCTTGGTGCATTGTGGACTAATAGACAGGTGAAAAAGCAAAAAGAAGAATCTATGAAGTCAATTGAAGATTAATTATAAATATTCCTATAGGAATTATGTTATCCGGAAATGAACTCCAAAGATCTTAGAAGTCTTGCAGAAGCATATGCTCAGGTTAAAAATCCTCAAGAGACTGAGGAAGCATATGAAATTTCAGTAGCAGACAAGAAAGGAAACACCAAGGCATATCAGAACTACAAAGCTGGTATGAAGAATAAGTTGACCGGCAAACCATTGTATAAGGCAGGTAAGGGTGTCGAAGAAGCACTCGATCCCGTTGGTAAGGAAGACGAAGATATTAACAATGATGGTAAGAAGGATGGTACAGATAAGTATCTGAAGAATCGTCGTAAGGCAATCGGTAAGGCGATTGCTGCTAAGGAAGAAGCAGAAGTAGAAGAAGGATATAAAGGCAAGCACGGTCAGTCTGATAAAGAGTATGCTGACTCCCGCTCCCAAGGTGGTAAGATGGTATCAGGCGACTCTAAGATGAGTGGTGCTGAATACACTCATGGTCGCAGAGTCAAGGCAGCAAATCCTGGTATGCAACCTGATGTAGGTGGCAAGACCAAACCTAAGTCCCAAGGTAAGATGGACAAAGGCACTCGTGCTGATCTTGAATACCGTAAGGCAAATTTGACGAAGAAAGAAGAAGTTGAAATTGATGAGGCACTGACGGGTGAGCGTCGTCAGGCAATGGCAAAGAAAATCAACACTGCAAAGTCTGGTAGTGACCGTGCTACTGCATTTAATCTTGCCAGTCGTGGTGATAGAGAGTCTACCTATCAGAAGAAATCAACCGGTGGTAAGGGTAGTAGATTCCCAGGATATGGAGATAGAGGTGCTGGTAATAAAGCAGCACGCCGCATGGGCAAAGCACCTATGAGACAAGGACCTGAAAAGGAAGTTTCCGAAGAAACCTTGAAAGCAACCGGATTGTTCTCCGATCAAGAGATTAATGCAATGCTGGAAGCAATGAGCAATTATGATCGCAATCGTAAGAGAGCAGCAGAAAGAGCAGCAGCAAGAAATGCTGCTAGAGATGCTGGTAAGACAGGTGTAGTTCCTGGTGTAGGTTATGTAACTCCT